TCCAATTGCATTATTAAATGCTCTAACTTGTTCTGTCGCGTCATTACCTGTTATTGATTCTCCTGTAAAAATTGTTAAATCTGGTTTACAAACTCTTTTTATTTTTTCCGATTATCGCTATCGCCCCCGGCCAGAAAACCCGGTAAGCGATGAGGTCATTTTCCTGAAGGTCGCCGAGCGGTTTTCCGACCTGCCGGTAAATCCTGTCGGCCAGCACATATTCTTTTTCGCGAAAAGTGTCGGCGCCGCCGAAGCCGCTCTGCAAGAGGAAAATCGGCACGTCGAACGCGCGGGCCGCGTCCGCCAGGGTCCAGTCCATCGACTTGAGATATTCCATGTCTTTGGGCGCGATCCCCAGGTTCTGCGCCTCCATCCCGGCAAACAGCACAAGAGGCCGCCCGGAGTTATCCGGGGATGTGTACCGCTTCTTGAGGCGGGTGAAAAAGCCCTCCCCCTCCTCCTCGCTGGGCGTCGTGTCCGTCTTGATCGCCACGTTGCCCCAGAGCGCGCCATTCTTGAACTGGTTCCGGTTGTGCCTGATGGCATCCGCCCCCATGTCGATGGAGGTACGCGCCGCTGCGAGAGGAGAGAGGCCGGCGAACGGGTCCAGCGGGTTGAACTCCGGGAACCAGACGACCTCGGACGGGAGCAGCGCCTCGCGCTTCCCGTGGTTATCGAACAGGTAGCCCGCGATGTACTCCGTCGGGCTGGGAATGACCTTGATCTTATCTGGCCGTACGACCCAGATGGCCGTGGGGATCGCGGTCGGGCTGGTGCGCTCCAGGACCCAGAAGGCGGAGCCCATGAGCTTGCCGTAGGTGACGGTCGCGCGCATGAGGTCCTGCCAGGTCCAGAAGTCGTTCACCTTGCGCAAGAGTTGCTGGTAGGGGTGCCGCTCGTCCACGGGTTGGCTGTCCCGCTTACCCTCGGCGTTATGTATCTCACGGTGCACCACGATGGGTGGGCGGACACAGGCGTCCGCCCACTTCTTGACCGCAGCGTAGACCGGAACGGACGTCGCGTAATACTCCGCATACCGCTCCGGCGCCCAGTCCGTGCCCCCGCCGGAGCGCCAGGCGCCGTCCCCCGCGACGTCCGCCATGATGGCGGGCGGGAGCCGCTTCTGCTCCGCCGGGACGTAGCCGAACAGCGTCCACGCCAGCGCGTCGCGCACGATGCGCAGGACGGAGGCCTTGGGGCTCTTCGTTGTCGCCATCATCGTCCCCCTTTGTATCACATATAGGCGCCGAACGCGCCGCCGGAGGAGAGCTCTGTAAGCGCCCAGACGCAGTTGTGCACGAGTATACCGTTGGCATAATACTCATGCGCATCCTCCACCTCTAGGTTATACACCGGAGCGATGCCGCTTTCGAAGCCCCTGGCCACAGATGCGCGAACAGGTTGCGGGGCGATGTTTGTATTTGTTCTGCCAAAACATTGTCTTACACATCGGACAGGCCACAGAGATATCATAGTGATGTGTTGCATCAAGAGCAGCGCGCGAGCACCGAGTACTGCAATAGCGCACATCCCCTCTACGATACCGCCGAGCCGTCTGCCCGCAATGAGCGCAGACAACCTCTCCTGGCTCTCGCCCGTCCCACGTGCGCCTCCCGTGTTCGGAGTGCCATATGCGTCCTTCGGGAGACCTGTGCCATAGCCTTGCCTGCGCCCGGATGGTGGCGAGGTGGGAGCGCCATCCCGGGGGCCCCCTGGATTCCCCCGCGTGCCCGGGGTGTATACGCGCGTGCTCCTTTGCGCTGAGACACGTGAGGTTGGATAGGTCGTTGTTAGATTGGTCGCCGTCAACATGATGGATGTGGTAGCCATGTGGGATAGCTCCGTTAACATCCTTCCAAATCTGTCTATGCAACTGGTCATGACCGCTGCCGCGCGGGGGGGAATAATACCGCCGCCCCTCTTTGCGTTCGCTCGCAGGGTTCCGACTATAGAGCACACCTCTGTACTCAATGGTATCTCTGTGCATACGTCCAGTATATCACCCCACACCAAAGCATTCAACGGCGTAAACCCCTTACCCTGCACCCACACAGGATGATTCCCCGTGCCCGTCAGCGTATGCCCGTCGATCGTTATGATGGTGGACACCCGCGCGCTCTTTTGCGTCATCTGCGCGGCCAAGATGCGCCGCCATCCTGCGCGGGTCCAAGCCCAGTCCCCTACGCGGACGGCCTCTATTGGGATATCCCCGCGCAGGGTTGTCACAAGTGTCCCCCCGATAAGGCAGGCGTCCATGCGGTTGGGGGATGCCGCTGACTGACCGGGGACCCAGCCGCACATCTCGTCCTCTAGCCGGGGCAGCGTTCCGACGAGGTGAACACGGCCCTGTTCGAACATGGCCGCGATCGGTTCGGCCCTGACCGCCTTTCCCCGCGTTGCGCTCACCGCCTTGAAGCTCATGGATACCCCGCGCGCCGTTGCAGCCTGCCGGATGGTGGACTCCACCATATCCCCGCCGTAATTCTTTTCCCCCAGGACGCGGTCGGCGCCCGCGTCGGCATAGCCGTCCAGCACGGCTTCCGCCCATCGGTCAGGGGAGGCCCGCAGACTACGGTCGTCCAGTACATAATACTGCCCATTGCGCCCCTTCGCTGCGATAACGATGCCGCATTCCGTCGCGCCGCCGGGCGGGTCCACGCCGATGACAACGCGCGCTAGGTCGATACCACGGCAGGGCAGAGGGGCCTCATCCGTCCCATGATTGCCGTCGCAGAGCGCGGCCCGTGGGACGCGCCCCGAATCCAGAAGGACCCGCGTCCAGAGTGCCCCAGGCGCTTCGTCGCTATCCTCCGCCTCGATCTCCTGGCGGATGGCGTGCGCGGTCATATCCTGGACGATCTCCGCTAGGGCCTTTTGGGAAATGTGGGGGTTCGCGTGGCTCGTGAAGTGGAAGGCTTCCCACCGGGATACGCGGCTCTCCGCACGGGCGGCGTCCATTTCAGCGAGCGCGCGCTTATACATCTGGGAGGCGTGGCGCGGATCGCGCGCCTTTGTGACGCCAGCGGAATGGAGCGAGGGCGGCGTGTAGATGAATACCGCGTCCCCGTCGTTGTCCAGCAGCATCGGCGCTCCCACCAATTCCCACGCATCCTCGTTCATGAGCTGGTATTCGTCCAGGATGAGGAGGTCCGTGTAGTCGCCGCGCAGCGTTTCCGCATTCCAACACGTCTTCGCGCGGATGCGCTGCTTGGTGTTCGGGTAATCAATGGAATGGTCCGTCTCGTTCTTGGCATAGATTCCCGCGTCGATAGCGTCGGCAAGCGCGCGTTTGACCTCAAACCAGAACACCGTCACCTGATCCACCGTGGGGGCGCCGTAGAGGATGCGCCGGCCTGCCAGGAATTGCTCAACCGCCAGGGTCGCGACCCCCACCGTTTTCCCGCCGCGCCGCCCAGCACGGATGACCTTGCGTTTCGCTGTCGAGCGGATGAATGCGGCTTGTGTCGGCTCCCAGGGACGCCGGAGTCGCACAGTGACGGGCGCGCGTGTGACAGTCGTCATTGCCCCTCCCCTATCTCCCGCGCCTGTCCCTCGATGATCTGGCGCGGCTCGTCATAGACTACCCGCACGGTGATCGGCCCGCCGTTGGGGCCGCTCGCTTCGGTCTTCTGGATCGCAGGCCACAAGCGGGCCGCGAGAGAATCGAGGGCTGCTGTCTTGTTGTACAACTTGAAACGAGTTTTGCGAACGAGGCGCGCACCCTCGCCCTTGCCGTCCATGTATTCCTCTTGGGTGACCTCCGCGATGGCCTTTGTAGCGCCCTTGGGCATGGCGGACCAGTCAAGGTAGACATTCCCCCGGTCATCGAATGACAGATAGTCGGCCATGTCGGCGAAGCCGAGGGCGGCGTATTCAGCGACGATGCGTTCTGTGGTGATCCCCAGGGTTGTAGCTAGCGCGGCCTTCTGCTCTTGGAGGGCAGCTTGGACATTGGCATTCGTTAGCAGCCGTGACGCCTGCATGACCGCCGTCCTTTTGCTGTACCCAGCGCGGATAGCGGCCTGGGCTCCGTTCAGGTCGATGAGGTATTCCTGCACGAAGCGCAGGCGTTTCGGCGACAGAATGGAAAACTTGTTAGGCGTCAAGGCAGGACCTCATAACTCTCCTCTCATGCTACGCACATTGCCGCTAGTCGTGCAAGGGGAGATCACCCCTTCCCCCCAGCGGCGGCGCGGGCTGCTGCCCATACACAGTCTTGTTTATGTACCCGTTGGTCATCCACAAATTCACCCATGCAGTAATGACACTCTCCTCCGTGCCAGGGGTTCACGGCCACCAGCCTATCCACCAGCCTCGCCGCTCTCTCCCGTTCGGCGGCACCATGAGTCACAACGATGCAGTCAGGCTCGTGTGAAACAGGGGTTCCGTCCAAGGCTTCCGAAAAACAGAAAATACAGTTGACGTAGTTACTTATCCCATCTGCGTGGATAGCAGCATTGGCAAGAGCCTCCACTAGCATCGTCACCTGTGCCTCTGCCTCCTCCCGTTCGGCGGTATAGTCCCGCATCAGCATGTCAAAGTGGGCGTGCTCTTCCACATTCACACGTTGCAGGTCATCATTACGCTGGCGTTCGGCGGCAAGCTGGGCCTCCTTCTGATTCAAGTCCTGAATTAGGCTATCCCCTGTGGCTGTTTCATTGCCTTCCTGCCGCCTAGCCAGAGCAGCACCCCCTGCTAGAGGGCCGTACGACGTTTTCACCCACGGGTTGTCACCATGCGCTTCTCTGAGATGTCTCGCTACATCCTGCTGAAACGCCGCCTCTCTGTTCAACCACTCCTCCCTGGCCTCCAGATGCTTGACCTCCGCTTGGCTGGCGGCGAGGGCGGCGCGAAGGGTCTCTATCTTCTGCACGGCGGTCAGGGGGTCATTGGTGGACATCGGGGACCTCCTCAGAGTCCCTCTCGCGCCGAGCCAGAATCATGGCGCAAAAGTTGGCGATGTCCACTGGGTCACGTACATCCTTCGCCATTTGCATCTCAATGCGCTCCCATAGTGCGTCCTCGGTCATGTACTGCCACCCATCCCACCGTTGCATCTGCTTCCGGTACAGCTTGTCGTGCATCGCGGCCCCTAGGGCAAACACGATGCTAAAGACACTGCCACGTATAGGGCGGTCGTAATGTTGCTCAGGCATCGTCTCTCCTTCCGCCCTTGCGGGCTATGCGGGCTCCAGATTGCAGGCCAACAGCCGTACTATCTCGTCGCCTAGCTCATGCCCGCCGATGCGCGTGGCGACCTCCTCCAGGCACACCTCCCAGCCCGCCTGGAACTCTCCGTAACCGCCCGGTGCCTCTGGGTCCGGGGCCCACCTTATCCCCGCCATTTCGTAGAGTTGCCGACGCACCCACTCCAGGCGCATCTCGTCGGCTAACTCCGCCGGGTCCACACTGGCACCGTCGCTATAGAGCCTCATCCGCGTCCTCCAGCGTCCCGTCATCAACGCAAGATTCACAGAGATGCGCGTCCTCCCCCGTCTCTTTCCAGCCCATCCGCTCGATTCTACGTTTGACATCGCGTTCATCCCATACGCCATGCCCTGCGAGCGCCGTCAGGCCAATCTCATCTACGGCTCCGCATGAATCACATTCCACGCGGACATATGCGTCTGAAATACTCATCCCCCGTCCTCCGGCGTCCCGCGCACCGCCGCCAGCGTGGCCGCCAGGGTGGCGGGGTCATCCAGCTTCTCAGCGATCACCAGTGCTCTGTGCAATGCCTCCATACGCCAGAGGAGTTTCCTGCGGATGTCCCTGCCGGTAGTCTCCATCGCCTCCTCTTTGGCTAGACATCGCCACTCCAAACGTAGCACCCCCCCCAGCATTCCGCTCACTGCCCCGTCCGGCCAGGTGGACACGTCACGGGGGACGCGGCCCGTCAGGCCACAACAGCCCCATGTCGCAGATTCGCCACGGATAACGCGGCACGTGGGGCATTGGCAATCGCAGTCATCCCCGTTACACACACGGCAACGGATATGGCCCTGCTCCCTCTTTATGCCCACTCCAGGTATCTCGATAAATACCTCTGGGCACGCCCTTGTCACCGTCTC